GAAAAGTAATGATGGCCGATGAATGGGGCGTATTCTACTGTAAAAATTGTGGACACGAATCTCATTGTGGTAACTCTTTATGGAAACGTGTGGATGATGTTCATAGAGAAATTGAAGTATGTAATTCGTGTAGGTGCGAAAAGTGTCAAGCACCTGATTGGGGATAAAAAATGAAAACACTTTTAATTTTAGCAGCTACATTAGTAGCAACAGCATGCGCCCCTTTATATAAAAAAGGAGAGATTGCTTACCACTGGGTAGGATGTCATGAAGTACACACCAACCCTGCTCCTAGTGGAGAAACAGCTTTTTTACTTGTTAAAAAATGGAAGTTGGAAAAAGGTGATAAACTCTTTTTTAAACAAGTTAATACCGAAACCGGAAAGGTTGAGTCAGTTAAAACTGCTGACCCTTGTTAAGGAGATAGAAATGCCAGCTAGAAAAAAGGTTAAACGTAAAACAAAAAGTCGTGTGAATCAGGCAGGTAATTATACGAAGCCAACGATGAGAAAAAGACTTTTTCAGAGAATCAAAGCTGGCGGCAAAGGAGGAGCGCCAGGGCAGTGGTCTGCCCGTAAGGCTCAAATGTTAGCCGCAGCTTACAAACGCGCCGGAGGCGGATATCGTTGAAAAAACGTAAACCACGTATCAACTACGCTGCCTTGCTCCGCAAGCACCGTGCAGGCAAAGCTATCGGTTCTACGAACCGTGCTCGCCTAGTTGCACGAGGTTTAATTGCGAGAAAGTCAGGGCCATACAAGGGCAAGAAGAAAGATTTAGGACGTAGGGGCAAAAGCTAATGGCGCCAAGAATTCCAAGACGTAAGGGCCAGCGGGCCAACTCAAAAAAGCATTCGGACTTGTATACTGATGAGAATCCCAAGGGCACGATTAAGGGGTTAAAGTTTGCCACCGTGAAAGACGCTCGCTCAAGCGTGGCTCGCATTCGTCGAAGTGGCAAAAGTCATGCTCATAAGACACAAGCTGCTATCGCTATGGAGCAGCGTGCCCGCGTAGCGGGCAAGCCAAGCGCAGCCCGTGTATATAGAGCATTTATTAATCAGCAAAAAAAGATAACTGCTAAAAAGAAACGAAAACGATGATTGTTGAATTTTGGACATGGTATACAAACACAATGTTAACAATTTATTTTGATCGAATGATAATGGGATCAATTTGTTAAGGAGAAAAAAAATGGAAGTTACTTATACTTGGGAAATCGGTCCAATGGACGTGTCCAACGAGCTTATGGGAGATGATGTCAACGATTTAGAAGATGCTATTCGTGCTATTCATTGGAAGTTTACTGGCGCAACTGAAGACACAGAAGCTTGGATTTATGGATCTGCTGCTCTCGAACCTGTTGACGCAGAGAATTGGATTGCATTTGAGAACGTTACAGAAGAAAAAGCTCTTGAATGGATTTTAAAGACTTACGCTGATGTAGAAGGAGAGTCTCTTGAAGAAGCGCAAGCTCGTAAAGAGGAGCAAATTAACCAACTAATTGAACTAAAATCTTATGTTACTACAAAACAAGCGCCTTGGGCGTAAAAAGGAGACGATAATGGCTATGCATAAAAAAGCAAATGGAAAAAAGAAGACAATGAAGAAAAACGGAGCGAAGAAGGCTGGTAACGGTCTAACCGCTGCTCAAAAGAAACTTCCTCCCGCACTTCAAAAAGCGATCTTGGCTAAAAAGAAGAAGAAGTAGATGGCCTTAAAGAAATCTCAACGGTCCTTGAAAGCTTGGACTCGTCAGAAATGGGGATATTCATCTAAAGGCGAAGCTAAAAAGCCTCGTGCTAAACGTGGAAGGTATTTACCTAAAGCTGCTTGGGCTGCTCTTTCTCCTGGTGAGAAGAGGGCAACGAACGCCGCTAAACGCAAGGGCACCAAAAAAGGTCGTCAATTTGTGAAGCAACCTCGTAAAATCGCGAAAAAAACGCGGGCATACAGAAAGGGAGTTGGTGGTTAAGCCAATTAATCTATCCAAGTATCCACAACTCCCTTTTATTTTTACGCCGGAGACTGAGGTAAAGAAAACTATCATGGTTTATGGTGATAGTTTTGCAGACGCTGCGGAAACGCATGAGATTGGAATGAGCCTTGACCCTCCTGCTAATAACACGGTAAATTCTTGGATGTGGTTTTTAGCTACTTTTTTACAAGCTAGAGTTATTACTTATGGGGTATGTAGAGGCTCAGAGCAACTTTGTTATGAGCTTTTCAAGCGTACTCTAGATGAACCTAGAGATGCTACAATTATTTACCATACCCGAGAAAGTAGATTAGATTTCACTCATAATCTGCCACACTTAACATATTCAGAGTATGCAGAGTGGGATAACTATATAAATGATTCTACCGTTCATTTATATTGGCTAGATGAAAAGCCTATTTATAAATTTAAACAGGGGACGAGCTTTCACACTAAATATCATTTAACTCATTGTACTGACTCTGTTCCAAAATTCAAAGATAAAGATTTTCGCTTTGATGAATCACTACAAGGTAGTTCAGCTAACCATGCTACACAACCTGGTAATTTACTACTAGCTATAAAGCTAACGCAATATTTTAAAAAGCAATTAAACTGGGAGACAATATTCTAATGGCATTAAATAAAAAAACAGCGCCGGGTCGTCCTATGAATGTGCCCGGTGCACGTCGTATAAGAAAGCTGGCCGTGCGAGGAAAGCTTTCAACTAAACGTTTGGAAAAATTTATTGAACAAACACGCAAATTGGGTTATCCTATTAAATATACAAAACCCCTTGGATTTAAAAAGAGGCGGTAGTGCATTTTTACTTTAAGTATGAATTACCCGCTATCGTAAATGATGGCGCAGCTAACCGAATTTTAGTTTTTGGAGACTCTTTTGCACAACTAGCAAGAATGCCAAAACATGTTAGGCAAGGATCTTGGATAAGTCACTTAGCTTTGCAATTAGATGCAGAAATACATTCTTATGGTATATCAGGGGCGGCAGAGTCAACTATTTTATATACTTATTTAAAAACGTATAGTGAAGAGCGTGATTTTACTATAATCTTTCATACTCATCCTATGAGATCAGATCAGTATTTTGAACAACCAGATTTAACTTTACATGACTATGAAAGATGGGACAAAGCTTTAGAAAAACATTCATGCTTGCACATATACTGGACTGATGCACAGCACTACAAATTTACGAATGGACAAAATTTATCGTGCGATTACTGGACAAATTTATATGAAAAAGATAGCAAAGGTGATTTAGTTTTGACTTCTGTTATCGCTAGAAACCATATGAATCTAGAAGACAATAAGCATTTTGCAACGGACGTATACAATAAAATTAAAGGAGAATTTTAATGGCAACAGCTAAAGACACAAAAAGAACAAAAGGAGGTGTGGTTTATCGAGGAGAGCGTTTTCCTGGATTCAATAAACCAAAACGAGCACCCTCTTCCTCTAAAAAGAAAATGAGAGTTTTAGCTAAAAAAGGTGATCAAATTAAAGTGGTAGAATTTGGTCAAAAAGGTTATGGACATAATTATTCTTCTAAAGCTCGTGCATCTTATATGGCTCGAAGTGCGGGCATTAGAGATAAAGACGGTCAGTTGACCAAAAATGATAAATTTTCAGCTAATTATTGGGCACGCAAAGTTTTGTGGGCAGGTAAAGGAGGCTCAAAAGCCTCTCCTAAACCGGGAGGCCCAAGGAAGAAGTAATGTCTCAAGAAGTATTAGCCCCTAAACATGATGTAGATGCTTTAAATAAAAGTTTAGAAACTCCTAAACTTGACCCTGTTTTATTAGCAATTGCAAATGATTATTTAGATGGTCGTGATTTAGATAAGATTTCTGAAGAGTATGGAGTGACTCAGGACAGAGTAGCCGCTGTATTAGAAAAAGATGATGTTAAAAAGTATATTGATAATGTCTATGTTACACAAGGATATTTAAATCGAGTGCGTCGTATGAAACTTGTTAATCAGGTAATTGAACAAAAAGTACAGGATGCACTAGAATCAGGTGTTTGGTCTAAACGCGATTTGTTAGACTGGATGAAACATTTAAATGATTTAGAGGAGACAGCTAAACCCAAAAAACAATCACCGCAAGTAGCTATTCAAGTTAACAACTATGATAAGCTAATGAAGGATTTGTTCAATGGCAACGGCTAAACAACCTAGAGACGCTGCTGGAGCAGCTATTCCTGTATTACGATTTAGAAGCGGGTCTGCACAAGAACTAACCTCGGTAACTTCTAGTGCTGCTCAAAGAAGCAGTGCTTTTTCTACCGGCGCACAAGTAATTACTGTGACAGCGACAGAACCTATGTACTTTGCAACAGGTGATTCTAGTGTAACTGCTACCTCTAGCAGTCATTACATACCTGCAAATGTGCCGTTAGATATGGCACTAGGCACAGACGTATCAAGCACTGTAGATTATCATACACATATAAGTGTAATTGCAGTAAGTTCAACAGGAATTGTGTACATAAGCGAGAGAGAATAATGGCCGGTCTCGGGTCGGGTCTAGGAATATCTCTTGCCTCTATTTCTAGATTAGCGGCCTCCACAGGACAACAAGATTTTTTATACCTTACCACGCAAGATGGAAGAATTTTAAGAGGACAACAACTCAGGGGTGACCCCGGTGAACCTGCGTTAATACTTTTTGAACCAAATGATATTACGTCTGATGTAATACCTGATCCACTAGATCTGTTATTAACACAAGATGATAATGTCTTGCTAACTCAAAACGATAGAGGTATTGCAGGAAATGGTTTAGACCCCGCGGTATTTAGGCTCACTGCCCAAGATGGAGGTTTCTTACTAACTCAAGGTGGAGATATTATAGCATCAGAGCAGCTAGTCCCATAAAGAGAGAACATAAATGGCTAACGTAAAAATCACAGACCTAACAGCACTATCAGCAGCAGATGCCGCTGATGCAGACGTTTTCGTTGTTGTAGATGTTAGTGCCGATCAAACTAAAAAAATGACAAAAACAGAAGCAACAGCTAGCTTAGCTGGTGCTAATGATTTTGTAACCTATACTCTTTTAACTGCAAATATTAACACTGTTCAAGACAACGTAGCTGCTACTGAAAGTAGGCGTGTTGCTAATGTTACTTTAATGAATGATGAGGACACCGCACTACAAGCTAGAATAGCGGCTAATACGTTAGTAGCTGCCTCTAATGACTTTATTACGTTTACTAGATTAGACGCGAATATTAACGTGGTCAGTGATAATGCTGCCGCAGTGGAGACTCGTAGGACTAATAATATTGCTGGTGCTGTTTCTACTATTACTACTAGTGATTTAACTGCTTCAAGAGCGTTAGTCTCTAGTGGATCAGGAAAAGTTGCTATATCAGATATCACGACTACAGAGCTTGGACATCTAGACGGAGTTTCTTCAGGAATTCAAACCCAATTAGATGCTAAAGCATTAGAATCTACTAGAGCCACTAACGCTGCTGCCCTTGCTGCAGGTATTGCTTCTGCTTCTTCTTCTGATATTACAGTATCTAACATTCTTCATACTACTAGTACAGCAAACAGTTATGCAACAGGCGGGACAACAAGCGATATAGACAAAGTTTTAGTTTATTTAAACGGAATATATCAAAACGAAGATCAATATGTGCTAGGAAACTCTACACATAATGTACAGTTTAAGGACGCTACGTTAGCTTCAGGTTTAGCTCTGGAAATACGCAAATTCTAATATAGTTTACAAATTTTAATTTGACTTCTAGCATATTGTAAAGTAAATTATAAAGAGCATTTTTTAAAAAGGACAAACTTTATGGCAAAAATGAAAAGGATTCCAAAGTCAGACTACGGTCCTGCTCGTTGGGAAACGATGAGTAGGGATACACGCAAGAAAAAAACACAACCGTGGTGTGCTTTTTATACTCCTCTTGGTAGAATGGTGACTAAAGCTGTGGGTCGCCGTCCTACAGGAATGAGTGAGGAAGAATTCTGTGCATCAAAAACTCCATTTAAAAATATGGTTACAAGGAAATATCGTTAATGCCTCGTATCGGTCCTGCACATAAAAAATTACAGCCAGTTCGTAGTGGCTTCGCAAGAATTAAGCCCACACAGTCTATGAAAAAGAATCAAAGATATGTGAAGGCTGCCACTAGAAAAAGGAAAAAATAAATGGTAACAAGAGTCGATAAATTTTTAGGCGGACTTGGTGCAGACGTTACTAATGTGGCGAATGTACACGCGACTGAAAATAGAATAGCATTCGGTGCGTCAATGAACCCAACAGCTAATGTTCATGTGACAGGTAATGCTCATATTACTACTACTCTTTCAACTGGTGGTAATATCATAGGTGGAGGAACCTATACCGGTGGGGGTACAATGACCACTGGCGGTAACATAGTTATTCCTAATGATGGTGATGTAGGATCAGTCGGTGCCACAGATGCTATACAAATTTCCTCTGACGGTATCGTTACATTCAAAGATGATATTAAAATTAAAGATGGAGGAACCATTGGTTCAGCATCAGACGCTGCTGCTATAACAATTGCTGCCTCTGGACAAGTAACATTTAGTGATGTAGCAACATTTAGTGGAGGACTCAAAGTTCCTGATGATGGGGATATTGGTTCTGCGAGTGCTACTGATGCTATGCAAATTTCCTCTGGTGGTATCGTTACATTCAAAGACGATATTAAGATTAAAGATGGCGGCACCATAGGTAGTGCTACAACTCCAGCAGCAATTACTGTAGCTTCTGACGGTATCGTTACGTTTGCAGATGATATTAAGATTAAAGACGCTGGAACGATTGGTAGCGCTTCAGCTCCTACAGCTATAGGAATCGCTTCAGACGGTATTGTAACGTTTGTAGATGATATTAAGATTAAAGATGGCGGCACAATTGGTAGTGCTACAACTCCTGCAGCGATCACTGTAGCCTCTGATGGCAAGGCTACTTTAGTTGATGATTTAGCTGTAACAGGTAATAATATTGTAACTTTAGGTCTTGGTCTTGCTGGCAATACTGCTCCTGTCGCTACTGCTCTTAGTCTCGGAACTCCTGCTAATGTTGTAGTAAGGACACATGCAGCTAGTGGGGCAGGTAATGTTATTATTGGAGATGCTACTGCTATCTCTTCTCACAACTTAGATGTTAGAGGAACAGCTAATACCGGAGCGATTACAGCAACTACTATCACACTTTCTGCGGATGGTGGTGTGATTGTTCCTAATGATGGTAATATCGGTTCTGCTGGTTCTACGGCAGCAATGCAGATTTCTTCTGGCGGTATCGTAACTTTTGCAGATGACATAAAAATTAAAGACGCTGGCACAATTGGTTCTGCCAGTGACCCAGATGCAATTGCTATTGGGGCAGACGGTGATGTTACTTTAACCCAAGATTTAGAACTTCAGCATGACGGCGCTATAATTTCTTTTGGGACAAATGACGAAATTACTTTGACTCACGTGCATGATACCGGACTTTTGTTAAATGACACTGGGGGTTCCCCTACACTACAACTTCATGACTCTGATGAATCTGTTTCATCTGATGGAAGTAAACTTATTCTTACATCAAACGGTGTTGCGTTTAATATGCCTACGGTAGATGGCGATGCCGACCAAGTTCTTACAACAGATGGTTCTGGTACTCTATCTTTTGCCGCTGCAGCATCAGGGGCAAACGACCCTTCAGTAAATTTGGCAAGTAATATTGATTTAGGAAACCTAACAGATGCTACAATAGACGCTTTTGGACAAGGAATTACCGTAATTAACGATTTATTAGATATGCCTTTTGAAACTACTCTAGCAACACTAGACTTAGGCGCACTATAATTTAAGGAGAAAAACAAATGGCCACTCAGGTACAATTTAGAAGAGGCACAACATCACAAAATGATAGTTTCACAGGAGCTGTCGGAGAACTTTCTTTAGATACAGATACCGAAAGTATTCGTATTCACGATGGGTCCACTGCAGGAGGTTTTGAAGTAGTTCCTTCTGGAGCTATCATGGGTTTTGGAGGAGCGACCGTTCCAGCTAACTATCTTTTGTGTGATGGCAGTGCTGTTTCAAGAACAACATATGCACATCTTTTTGCAACAGTAGGAACGGCTTTTGGAGCAGGAGATAGCAACACAACTTTCAATGTTCCAGATTTTAGGGACAAACTAGCATTAGGAAAAGGCGCTAACAATAGCACTCTAGGTACTACTACTCACGCTATGTCAGCAAGTTCTGTTAAGCCTTCAGAATCTACATCAATCAGTGCTCACTCACTAACAACAGCAACTTTTGCTACGTCAGCTAAAGACTCTTCAACGGCTACAGCTGTTACTGCGGTAGCTGCTCACTCAGCTATCACACCTAACATGACTTTTCCAACAGTCGTAGTTAACTTTATTATCAAAACATAAAAAAAAAGGAGAAGTTTAGTGGCCGAGGTTACTACAACCCACTTAGAGAAGGATGTTAATATATTACACGAGAGAACTCAAGAAACTAAAGCTTCTTTGAGTACTCACGAAGCTGTGTGTAAAGAACGATATGAAAAAATTCTTGAAAATCAAGATAAAACAGATAAAAGAATTGACGCTTTACACAAAGAAATTTTAGAACTAAAAACAATGGCCACTCAAGGGAAAACTAGTATTAGAACTTTGTTATGGGTAGGCTCTTTAGTTGCTGCTATTGTGGCCATGCTAGCAGGACTAACAAATATATTTAAGTAAAAAAAGACGAGGGGAAATGTCAGAAAATTTTTTTAAAGTCCCAATTGAGAGACTTTTAGGTAAAATTGTTGTAGGAGAGCATCAAGGTATTCAGTTTAACGATTCCCAGTGGGCAATGGTGAGTGGGCTATCTGAAAATCGTTTTTGGGTTCATATTTCAGCAAGAAGAACAGGAAAAAGTTTATCTGCTTCTATTTTAGCATTTGCTAAATTACTAGAACCTAATCAACAAGTTATGATTGTTGCTCCTAATTTTTCTTTATCATCTATTATATGGGACTACACAACTGATATTATTAAAAATTTACAGATAGAAGTAGATCGGTTTAATCAAAAAGATAAAGTAGTAAGGCTAATTAATGGCTCTACATTTAGACTACTTAGTGCTAATAATAGAGACAGTTTGGTAGGTAGGGCAGCTAATTTACTAATTGTGGACGAGGCAGCAATCATTGATGACGATGAATATTTTACAAGAGACTTAAGACCTGCTCTATCAACGTATGACGACTCTAGAGCTTTATTTATTTCAACGCCAAGAGGAAAAGGTAATTACCTCTACAATTATTTTTTAAGAGCAGAAGATGAAGAATACCCAGATTGGGGTGCAGGGCTGTACACTTGGAGGTCTAACCCTTTTTTAAAAGAAAAAGACATTGAAGAGGCTAGAAAATCTAGCACTAAAAAACTTTTTGCTCAAGAATATGAATGTGAGTGGACAACCACTGAATTACAAGTTTATGATTTAAATGAAGAAAAACATTTAACAGACTTAGAACATATTCAAGCTAGAGATAGACGTTATGAATTTATAGCTGGACTAGATGTGGGGTATAGAGATGAAAATGTTTTCGTTGTAATGGCTACTGATGGAGAAGAATTTTATTTAGTTGATGAATATGTTTCAAACGAGACTACTACTAGCACTTTAGCAGGAGAAATACAAGAAAAAGTAGATGAGTGGGGAATTGATTCTATCTATATTGATAGTGCTGCTCAACAATTAAAAGCAGATTTAGCATATGATTACGATATATACTGCGAAAATGCTATAAAATCAGTAAATGACGGTATTGCAGCTGTGCAGGTCTTGATTGAGAATGATAAATTGTTGGTTGATGTTAATAAATGTGGGCATACCTATTCATCTTTGAGTAGTTATAAATGGAATCCAAAAACAGAAAACCCAAAACCTGTGCATGATTGGGCTTCTCACGCGAGTGACGCGGTAAGATACGCAATTTACACTCACCAAAAACGCTCTGTGGGAATTTTTGCTGCATGATTTTATGGGATACTCAATTGATAATCTTAAATTATAAAAGATTAGACAATGTTTTAAGAATAGCGTATGCTTTTCAAGGATTTATGCCGATATTAGTGGTAAATAATGGAAATAACACAAAACTTGAAATACCAAAAGTGTTATTTCATAATAATGAAGAAAATAAATGGTGTATTGACCGATGGTATTGGGCAAATAAATCCAAATTTAAATATTCTATCATTTTAGATGATGATATTTTACCAACTAAGCACTGTTTATTAACTTTAAGAAAAACAGTTGAAAAATATCCTACTTCTTTGGCAAGTATTTATGGAAAAAACAATTTAAAAGATGCAAAATCTTATGAAGAGTTAAAAGATGTGTGGTGTGTAGACAGAGATGTGGATATAGCTGTAGGTTCTTGTGTCGCTGTAGACAATGATAGTTTAAGAGCTGTTTTTGATGATTATGTAAAACCTTGGGGGACCATAAAAAGGGGAGATGACATACTAGTATCTTTATCTATGTCTCATTTTTATAAAACTAAACACAAAACCATCTCAACTGAGGTAACATTATTACCAGAAAAAGATGTGGGACTAAATACCCACAAAAATCACGAGGGATTAAGATGGAAAGTAGTAGAGGATTTTCAAAATCTTCATAGTTTTCAAAATAATTAAAATTTATCTGGTATGCTAAAAAGATTTCCTGTAAAATATATTAGAGATTATTTAAAGAAGCGATATCAAAAAACAGATCATTGTTACATTTGTGCTTCTACAGATAAATTAGAATTTCACCATCTTTATAGTGTTTCTGAGTTATTTAATTCTTGGTGTGTAAAAAATAAAATAAGCGAAATAACTACTGTCGAAGAAATAAATATTTATAGAGAGCAATTTGAAAAAGATTATTTCTGGGAACTATCTAATGATAATGCTCTAACTTTGTGTAAACAGCACCACGAAAGGTTACACAACATATTTGGACAAAGATATGATAACTCCGTGGTAAAAAAAGTAAAAAATTGGGTAGAAATTCAAAAGGAGAAGAATTAACAAATGGCAAATGATGTTCCTGCGTGGAGACAATATCTTTCAGAAAAACTTAATCCTGTGCAACCGTCTATTGCCGCTCAGGAGCCTTTTTCAAGCCCAGAAAACATTGTAGACTTTGAAAAAGCTTATAGAGAGATTGAAATTGTTCATCGCTCTGTGGACATGGTTATTAATGCTTTAGTAGAAGTTCCTCTGATTGTTGAAGGAGGCTCTCCTTCTAAAAAAGTAAACAAACTTTTACAGAATAAACCAAATCCTTTTGAGGATAGAGTTAGATTGTTTAGGCGTGCCTTTCTAGATTTCTTTCTAGATGGTAACGCCTTTTTTTATTATGATAAAGAACAAGAGGGAGGAGCACTCTATGTGATTCCTGCCAATGATATGGAGATTGTTCCTGATGAGAGAGCTTTTGTTTCTCATTATAATTATCTTTTAAGAAACCAAAGTGAATCAGATTTATTCGGATACGGTAAAGCAAGAAAGTCTGAAGCTATTCAGTTTTTGCCTAATGAAATAATTCATATTAAAAGTGAAAACGAAGAAAGCATATTTAGAGGATATAGTAGACTTCGTCCCTTAGAAAGACTTTTTGAATTATATTACTATATGATTAATTTCCAAAGACAGTTCTTTAAGAATAATGCTGTTCCTGGTTTTGTTCTTACAACAGATAATGTGCTAAGTCAAAAAATTAAATATAGACTTTTAGAATCTTGGAGACAAAGTTACACTAGTTTATTTAATGGGGCACGTTCTCCTGCGATCTTAGATGGTGGACTAAAAATTGATAAGTTTTCTCAGATAAATTTCAATGAATTAGATTTTGAAAATTCAATTGAACGAATTCAACAAGATATGGCAAAAGCTCTTGGAGTACCCTATGTTATGTTAAAAAGTGGTAACAATGCCAACATTCAGGCTAATCAGGTTTTATTTTATAACCACACAGTGTTACCTATTTTAGAACAATTTTGTAGTGCTTTTTCTCACTTCTTTAATAATAACATTAGTATACGTCCAGATAAAACTGCTATACTATCTTTACAACCTGATAATAGAACTCAAGCTGTTTACTATTCAACGTTGGTTAATACCGGAATTATTACACCGAACGAGGCTAGAGTTGGATTAAGATTTCCAAAACTTGAAGACGATGACTCAGATAACATCAGAATTCCTCAAAATATTACAGGAAGTGCTACTGACGCAACTCAAGGAGGTAGACCTCCTGCTGATGAAAGTCTAGAGGAGTCTGCCACAACAGAGGATGAAAATTAATGAATAAAACATTATATTTAACTAGCGTTTTAGAAACAAAAGGCGCAAGAAAAAACAATAAACCCCTTAAGATTGCTGGATATGCTAACACTGCTGATAAAGATCGTGCAGGTGACATTATCCCTGCAACTGCTTGGGCAAAAGGTGTTGAAAACTACAGAAAAAATCCTGTTTTACTATATCAGCATGACCACAGCAAACCTATTGGTCGTGTTGATAAGGTTACTGTCGATAAAAAAGGTATCTATGTAGAAGCTGCGGTCAGTGAAGCAGCTGAAAAACTACACGGAGTACAAACTTTGATTGAAGATGGTGCCCTAAAAAGTTTTAGTGTAGGATTTAAGGTAAAAGATGGTAACTATGATCGAGACTCAGATACTATGCTTATTACTGATGTAGAGCTAATGGAAATTAGCGTTGTTTCTGTTCCTTGTAACCAAGAAAGTTTGTTTAGTGTTAGAAAGAATTTTGAATCTGATTCAGATTATGAAACTTTCAAGAAACAATTTGAAAAAAATGAGACTGAAATTACCGAAAAAGCTGCTGATGTTAGTGTAGGGGTCACTGCCTACGTAGGTGGACATTATCATACTGTGGAAGTAGATGAGAACGGTAATGGGGTCACTACTTACACCTCTCATGGAGAAAAACACTTCCATGATGTTAAATATTATAAATTATTAGAGGCTACAAAGCCTACTTCTCATAAGCATGAGCTTGTTTTTATGGTTAAACCTAGTGAAATGCAAAATGAGCAAAGTGTAGAGGAACAAAGACCGCAGTCCCCGTCTGAGGCGATGGGTAATGGGTCTATGAATCTCTTAACAGAATCGGAAAACAGAAAAGGAGATGAAGAAATGAGTGAAGATTCAGAAATTAAAACTGAAGATGATCTTACCGAGTCATCTGATGTTTCTGTTGAAGAGTCCGTAGAAGAAAAGTCAGAAGAAGTGACTGTAACAGTTGCTTCGGAAGAAGACATTATTGAAGCGGAGAAAGAGGAAATAGACGATGAGGACGAAGCTATTAGTGCTGACCCTTACGAACCCATTCCTTTTGTTAATCTTCTCAGTGCGGAAACATCACGTTTAACACACGAAAATTTTGTTAAATTCGATGATAAGCGGTGGAAAGTTACAAAGCTTGCGACTGCCCAAAACCCATTTTATCAACTTTTAGAAGTTGACTTAAATGGCGAATCATTGGATAATACTATTAACGTTGATGCAAAAACTTTATCTGTTGTTAATAACTGGGATTTAGGAACTAAGTTTGATATTACACTAACAACTGTTCCAGAAATCAGATTTACTGACAAGGATAGAGTAGCTATCAAAGAAAGCTTCGAGTCACTTGTTACTCTAAGTGAGCAAGAGCTTTACGATGTGAAATCTAAGGTAAAAACCGAAGATGATCAAGAAAAATTGAACAAGACTATTAATTTAAAGATCACTCCATTCGATGAGTGGACTGATACAAATTATCAAGTTGCGAATCATATGATAAATCAAATTCAAGAGCTGAATGCGATTAAATCAGGTGAAGTTGAGGAAAAAGATTTAGCTCTAATGCTTCACGGTCATAAAACTACTAATTCAAAGGAGAATGATAAAATGGCGACACAAGACGTTGGCGAACCAATCGTTGTTAAAACCGAAGCCGGGACAGAAACACCTGCTCCAGAAGCTGCACCTGCAGTTGAAGAGAAGAGTGCTCCTGCTCAGGTTTCCGAGCCACGAGTTGCCGAGCTTGTTGAAAAGACTGGTGAGGCAATTCTAACTGAGGCTGATGCCCAGGACAAAAAGAGTTCAGAGTACACCCCTGCTGAAACAGAGCAGGTAGCTGAACTTAAGGCTCAAATGAAAAAGTACGAAGAGCAAATTTCTGCTCTTACACAGTCCAAGATGGTCTATCAGGAAACTTCTCACACAAGCAAAGAGCAGTTCTCCGCAAAGGACATGGCAAATTCCTATATGCTTTCTCAAGCTCTAGGCCGTCGTGATCCGTTTGATACCAAAATGGGTCAGAGAATTAAGGCGGTCACATCTGTTGATCAGTTCCTTTCAAATTTCTCATCTAATGTATACGAAGAAATGGAACAGCAGCTCGTTATTGCTCCTATGTTCGACAGAATTCAAGTTGATGCAAAGACTTTCAGAATTCCTGTTGCTACAGAAGACACAGACGGTGATGTTGCTCAGTTTGCTTCTGGCACTTTTGCCACAGGCATTGCAGACGCAACAAACGTTCCGACTTCAAACCAGAACACAATTAGTGCAGTAGAACTCACACCTCATAAGTTCATGGCAACAACTCACCTTGCCAAAGACGAAGAGGAAGATACAGTTCTACCTCTAATGGACTTCCTCCGTCGTGCAGCTACACGCCGTGTTGCTCGCGCAATCGACAAGGCAATCCTTCGTGGAACAGGCGCCCTTACAGGGTTTACAGCATCCCCAACCAATGCTATCACAGCAGGTGCTGGTTATGCATCAGTAATTAAAGGTCTTGTTACTCTTGCCGACGACATTTCTGGTCTAAGAACCACTACAGGTAGTGCAAACGACAAGGCTGATGCTTCAGATATTGCTTCTGCCCGTGCGAAGATGGGTAAGTATGGTCTACAGCTTGGAGATCACCTAGTTTATGTAACTTCTGTTGAAGGCTACAACGAACTAGTTAGCTTCTCTGACTTCCGCACTGTCGATAAGTTCGGACCAAATGCCACGTATCTCACAGGTGCAGTAGGTGCCATTTATGGTATTCCAATTGTTATCTCTGAGTTCATGGATAATGTAGGTTCTACCGGAAACGAAATCGGTGTTCTAGTCTACAAGCCAGGATTCATCATTGGTGAACGCCGTGGCATGGA